CCCATATCAGTAGTGGCAGTATCAGTTAACTCCAACCAATTCTTGTGATAAAAGAATGGTAGGGTCATTTCACCTCCTTTGTTTTTATGTGATTCGATATAAACCATTGGACGTTGTGTTAATACCAAACGATCTACTTCATTATTGCCACCCACCGAAATCTGGTGTTGGGCAGCAAAAGAAATCAATGGTCGATATGAAAGAGCATACATACCATAAATGAAAGGTGTGCTATTCACAACAACCTTGACCTTTAGATCAGCCTGGATATAAGCATAATTATCCAATTTTCGCTTGATTGAAGGATGATTGAGAAAATCGTTCCATGGGTTGAATACACGTAAATTGTATGATTCACCTAATGGTACGCTATAGGTCTGGATACGTACTGGGCGATTCAAAAATGAACCCAGTTCGAAATCACCAGAATCAATATCTTCAACAACATCATCGCGATGACCAGACATGCCTTCTTGAGTACCAGTAGTATTGTCAGCAAAGGTAATAACCTCTTCTTCTACAATATCCTGGACCACTTCATCCGTCGATTGTACTGCGTAATCACAGTCTGTTTTTGAGTAGTCCCAGTCTGAAAAGAGAATCTTATCTTGTATCGTCCTAAGTGACGAATACATGTAATCATGATCCTCTTCCAGAGCTCGAACCCTTTTATCTATTTTGTCTAATTGCTCACACATAAATGCGAGTTGTGTTTTTGTTGTAAGTTGACCGGAGAGTTGATTATACTGATCTAAGAGTTTCTCCAAACTACATAGATCAGTTCGACATAAAGGTGTGCTCAACCTGCACTTCTCTAAAAAGAGATTTTGGGGATCGCCCTGGTAGAAATATGTAAACATCCATTCTTACTCACGTATACGTCACTCTGTAAGCACAGTAACTATGTATTACATGTTAAATTTTGGCTCTAGACAATTCAACTTTCGCCTAGATAAGTTTAATGACATTCTAGGTCAAGATCACGATTAAGCATCGTTATCATCTTTCCACTTTGTTACAAGATCATTCCAGCTTGGCACATCAGTAGTCCAGTCTACATAATTAGTGAGACCAGCAGTGTGCATAACTGAGATCAACTCAGCACTTCTACGCTCAAAGACATCGCGTCCATGGAAGAAAAATTCGCGAAGTGCATTCTTGAAAACCTCAGCAGACTGGGCTTCAGGACAAAGTGTATCTGAAACAACACCAATCGTTAGACTCTTCCAAATAGAATCTTCTTCGAGAGGACAAACATGCATACCTACATCTTTTTCAAATCTGAAAGAGCGCTTCAAAAATGAAGACTCCTCAATTGTGATGTAAGGTACACTTTCTGCCTCTTTGTCCGCCATTGTGTAACGGATGCCAAGATTTTTCAATGTGTTCTGGATTGCAGTGTGGTTGAACCAAGGTGTTCGCACACTTACACCCATAATGTTATCATCACCGTATGTGGCTAGTGCGACATTCTTTTTGAATGATGTTACTTCTTTCTCAGGGTTGAGTAGGTAGTAGCACATTCGCATGTACAAAGCATTAGCTAGGCCGTTGATAATCACTGTTAGTGGGTGTCCAGAAGGGTTAGACCCGTTAAAACTCATCAAATCGCCGTTGAAAGCAACAATGGGGAATGCAGTGTCCTCGGCTAAACCTTGGACTACTCGCAAATCTTCTTCGGTGTATCCAGCAGCTTTACA